CGGTCGAAATGGTCGTCAGAATCTTTATGGTTCTCGATTCGTAACCGGGTTGCCCGGATGTCCCGACGCTGATTCTGAACGATACTGCTTCCATGGGCGAAGGGAGGTTGATTCTTATAAGCGGTTTCGCTGTGAATTTCGTGGGGTTTGTTATGTCTGCACCGACTGGTTTTGTGAGGGTGGTTTTCGTGTCTCCGCTTTTTAGCCATCTCTGCGGCATACAGTTAAACGTGAGCGTAAAAGACCCTGCGTCATTCAGTTGTGTTACTTCCGGGTCGATGCCTGCCTCGAAAAAGCCTTTCCTGTAGTGTGCGGTGTCGTAATCGTCTTCGATTCTGACATAACCAGTCCGAGACAGGAGGAACGAGCGAAGGTTCAACATATTGGTGCTGAAATTGGTATAGATAAAACAGGGATAGGAGACCTGTATATTCTCCATCCGCTCATTCGCTCCGAGAACAAGCCCGTTGCGGTTGGGCACGTTGTAGGTCGTGAACTCCTTTTCAGGCGCTCCGAACGTGCCCTGGCCGGAGATGTACACCCCGTAAGTGGCGAGGTCTGTATTGTCTACATAGAGATGTTTACGCATTGAGAAGCCTCCTCTGCCGTGCCGCCGCCACATACTTCTGCTGGATCTTGTCGGCCAGCTGGTTCACATCCATGCCCGGAGAAGCGTACACGTTAATGGTCACGCCGCCAGCGCTCCCCACGACCTCACGCAGTTTGTCGAGGCCCATGACGATCTCGGCGCCGCTCCCGTCCCCGAATCCTTTGAGGCCTCCCGGTGTCGCCATGACGGTCGGAGAAGTGAACATTACTGGATTGTCGTATGCTTTTTTATACCATGTGATCCCCAGCGATGGGATTTCGCCTTGCAGAAGGTCAGAGAACTTCCATCCCGGCGGCTGGATTGAGAAATGCGGGAGCGGGATATGCGGCAAGGAAATCGATCCCGTTAATATTCCCTTGATAGTTTCCCATACTCCGACCACTTTGTCCTTGAGGGTCTCAAATCTTTCCTTGAGATCGTCCACTTTCCCCTGCACGGCCTCGATCGCCGTGTTCACTGCGGTCTTTATATTCTCCCAGCTCGTCTTGACCCGCGTGGCGAGGTTTTCTGCCGTCGCTTTCACTTTGTCCCAGTTCTTATACAACAGGACTCCGACAGCGATGACCCCTGCGATCGCCAGCGTCAGCGGTCCTCCAAGAACGCCCACAACAGTCCCGATGACTGAGATTATAGAGCCGAGGCCCGTGATCAGCTTTCCTCCGAGAATAATGACAGGAGCCAGGGCCGCAGCGATCCCGACCACTTTCAGAATGGTCTCCATCGTCTGCGGATTCAGTTCGCTGAGTTTCTGCGCTACGTTCGCGACCAGCTCCCCGGCTTTCTCAAGAAGCGGAGCGACTACAGGGACCACCTGAGCGCCGATGACCGCCATTGTGCCGGCGATCTGCGCTTTCATCTTGTCAATGGTGTCGTTTACCTCGTTCAGAGAATCAATGGTGTCCTGGCCCATGATAAGCCCGAGGTCTTCGGCTTCCTGTCCGTATTCCGCGAGGGCCTGCCCGCCGTCGTCGATGATGCCTGCCAGCTGATCAGCGGACTTGCCGAACAGTTCCATGGCAAGCTGGTCTCTTTCGGTCTCGTTCTCGATGAGAGACAATGCTTTGATGGCGTCCTGGAACACATCCGTCGCGTCTCGCAAAGACCCGTCGGAATTTGTAGTGGCGACACCTAACTGTTGGAGGGATTTGTTCGCCGGGTCTACTTTCGACTTGAACTTTTTAAGAGCTCCGGCGATGTCCTCAAAACTCACATCGATGAGGTCCGCCGCGTACTGCATTTTCTGGATCTCTTCGGTAGAAAATCCCGTCTGCTTTGCCAAAGTGTTCAAATCGTCCGCAGAGGTGACCGCGTCGTAGCCCAGTTTCAAAAGCCCGGTCCCGAGGGCGGTCGCAGTAGCCGAAACGGGTGTGAGCTTCTTCCCGAAGTCCTCCACCTTACCGCCGGCGGTCTTCAGGGAGTCCCCGACGTTCTTTATCTGCTGAGACGCTACCGTCCCGAAGTCCTTATATTGCTGTTGGAGGTTTTTAAGGTTCCCCTCGGTCTCGATTATCTCCCTCTGGAGAGCGTCCCATTCAGCGGAGCCCTTCTCAACGCCCTCCTGGGCTTTGTTGAGCTCTTCCAGGCGTTCCTTGGTGAGGTTTAAGGCAGACTCAAGATTCTTCTGTTTCTGGGTGAGGAGCTCCGTGCTTCCGGGGTTCAGTTTGAGGAGCTTGTCTATATCCTTCAGGTTGCCCTGAGTTGTTTTTAACTGTTTGTCTACGTTCTTCAGCGACGTTTGCAGTTTTGTCGTATCGCCGCCGATCTCGATGGTAATACCAGCTATTCTTCCGGCCATGTTATCACCTTAAAAAGCATCAAAATCCTCCTGCGTTGGCAGATAGTCATACTCGCAGCCATCGTTGGAGGATTCGGTCATCATGTCCACTACCGTCCCGTACTCCAGGCCGTCCAGATCGTCAAGGGTAAGCCCCATTTGGAAAGCCCGGAGCAGGAACAGCCCGAGAGTCATTCTGCGCTCGGTTCGTCGTTGTTTTTTTTTGCGTCGGAATAGGTGACCGACTGCCCGTCATAGGTCGCCTGTACAGCGTCCAGGGCGCTCATGAGATCCACGCGGTCAAACTGTTCCAGCCATTCGATATAGCTGTCCTCGTTCAGTTTGGACATTTCTTTCCTGTCCTTCACTTCCGCGTATTTCGCCATGACGAAACCCATTCTGGTGTAAAACCCTACGGCCTCGTCCGCGCTCTTCGCTTCGGTCTGGACCTTGAGCGGGTCTTCTCCGAAGATATTCTTGTAAAAGACATCCACCGATGCCATGGAAAGCATGGGGACCGTCTTCTCCCCGATCCTGACGTTGTTAAACATTTTGCCTCCTTGTTTAACCTTAAGTGGTGGGCTGCATTACCGTGCCGATAAAGGACGTGTACCCCGTGTCTCCCTCATTGAGGTAGGCTTTCACGATGTCCTTATCCAGGGCGGTGTTGTAGATCGTGGTAGCGGTGATGTTGATGGTCTCCGTCTGCGGCTCGATGGTCTCGCCCTTCGTCTGGGAGGCCAGCTCCGGACGGGTGGCGACGCAGTTGTAGATAACGTGCCGGCGGGCCTTGGCATCGCCCTCGAACTGGAAGAGAAGAGCGAAGTGGATGGGCGCGGCTCCGGCATCTTCGTAGATGAGGGAGTTCCCGCCCACGGCATAGCCGATAACGTCTTTCAGGAAATCCTCGGGGATGCGGGCCAGCTCCAGAGAGCCTTCATAGCCGTTGTTTGCGATGCTCGTGTAGTACACGATGTTATCCGCGTAGAACGGTGTGGTGTCGCCCTGAGCCGTCAGAGACAGGGAAACCGCGCCCGGCAGGTCCTTGACCGTTCCGTAGGTGGCGGAACCGTTGGACGCGATCGTGGCGACTGCGTACTTGCAGTTTTTAAGACCGTATTTGATCTTGTTTGCATCAGCCATTATTATCTTCCTCCGTATTAGTATCGGTCGTATCGACCGTGATTACGACTTCGGTCGTGTATACGACCTCATACATTCTCTCGGAGTCGATGAAGGTCTCCGAGCGCGAAAAAACGAGGCCGGCAGAATTAAGCGCAGCCTCGACGGTCTCCTCCGTGGAGAAGTCTTTATTGTCTGTGTAGAGTTCTATCGTCAGCGGACGGATCTTCTGGTAGTTTGTATCGTCCGCTGCCAGGTCATTCGACCCTTCGAAGTAAAAGCAGATGAACGGCGGCGGGGATGCGTTGCCCTCCTCGAAATGGTCATAAGCATAAGGGAGGTTTATACCGGCTATCATGGAAGCGACTTCTTTGTAGGTCACAGTGCTTTCCTCACCGCCTTTTCAAATTCTTTCACAAGGTCCTCTTCGACCGGAGCGATGTGCGTCCTTCCCGGGACCCTTCCACCGTTTCGTTTGGCGTGGCCCTTCTCGAGAAGGTGCGGGAGTCCTGGGGTGGAGTTGTAGATGATCGCTGTCGCTCCGTACCTCGTCGTTTCAAGTTGGGATTTCCATCCGGAGGAGTATTTCCCCTTCCCGAAAGCAGAAGAAGCCGAAGACTTTACAGCCTTGGCTCCCTTCTTCCCGAACTCTTTGGCGAGGTCTTTCGTTGTTTTGGTGGTGTCTTCGGCGTAGTCCTTCAGGATCTTGTCGATGTCCGCCTGGAGTTTCTCAATCGGAGTCATCGGTCGTCACCTTGTTCACTCCGCCCTTTCTCTCCACATACAGCTCGATGATGTCGGTTTTGGCCCGGTAGGTCCGATACACCCCATAAGCCACGCCGTTGTATTCGACCTCTTCCTCGTTCTGGTAATCCCCGAAGAACATGGTTATCCGGTACTGTGGATTGAATCCGTTCCGTCCGCCCTCGAAAAATTCATCTCTCGAAACGGACTCGACGGAGCAGAACACATCTCTGGAAGTCTTTGTTTTGGTCCAGACGCCGTAATCGTTCTGTGTTGTGGAGTAGGACACAAGGGAAATAACATCGCTTCTGTCCATAGTTATAACCCGTATCCGGTGCAGGAGATGAGCTGGGCTTTCTGTTCGTCGTAACTGGCCTTTAATCGGTCGTAGTCATCCGGCTCACCGAAGTTCACCCTGCAATAGGTTATTATCGCCCTGATCAGGAGCGGGTCTGTTGTTGTGCTTACCGCCGTCACGCCCACCACGCCCAGATCCGCGCAGGCCGCTTCGATAAGGCCGTCCAACTCATCGTCGAACGCGGTAGTGGTAACGCGGAGCGCCATCTTCACCATGGAAAGCAGCGTCGCGGATTCAGTTGTAACGGGCATAAGATTACCTCCCGAGTAGGATGTTGTCTTTCCACTTTTCGTGGTCTTCCGGATACAGGACTATGTGACCCACATGGCCCAGCTGGACGTTGGGCTCCGCCCACAGTTCGAAGCCGAGGTCTGTAGCTCTCTTGCAAAATGCTATGTCCTCTCCGAGATTCGGTTCGGGTGTGAACGCGGTCTTGTTATTGAGCATGACAGCCTTGAGGATCTCCGTCTCCATGAACACGGCCCCAAAGCCGCAGGCGGCGATCCGGAACGGTTCTCTGGGATATTCCTCGAACCTCTCTATCCCTTTGACCATGTCGATAGATTTGAAGATGCATGAGTGATAGCCCGGTCTCCGTCCGTTGTAGCAACAGGAAACGAAGGACTTTTTGCACATCATGAGGTCCTCAAGAAGGTTCTGGCTGAAGACCATGTCGGAGTCTAACCATAAAACGTGGGTATAGTTCTCCGTCACGGCCTTGGACGCGAGTTTGTCTCTCGCCATGTAAACGAGGGTCCCGTCAATGATGCATTCCTTGTAGTTGACTCCGTCCCGGGAAAGTTTCCGTTCCAAAGCCGTAAGACTTTTCACGAACTGGACCGGCATAAAGTCTCCAGAAGGGATAGCTATGAGCAGCCGCATAATTGCCTCCTTTGCGACGCTTATTTTTTTGATTTCTTTTTCGTCTCCGCTTTCACAGCGGACCCGACAGACAGCAGAAAATCAGCTTCGGCAGAGGAGACCTCGACGATCTCCCCTGCCTTATGCTTGATTCTCGCGTCTCTTAACAGACGCACCTTCATCAGGTCGCGGCGGCGGGCTTGGTCAGCTTCACGAAGCGACCGGGAGCAGTCACGCCGTGGGCGACGTACTGGCGGCCCAGGACCTCGACGATGTCTTCCTTCTTGCGGGTGGTGTTGTCGTAGATGATGGACACACCGTCACCCTCGGGGTAGTTGAACTGGAGGCCATCCAGATCGCCCACGATGGCATAGACACCGTTCTCGCTCAGAGTGGAGTAAGCGCTCAGGGCGGAGGTGGTGAGCACGGGGAGACCGGCGAACGGGTCCATGTTGAAGCTGCCGGCGGCCTGGGCGTCGATGAACTCCTTCTTGGTCAGCGGGTTCATGATGACCACGATGTTGCGGGCCTCGTCGGACAGGTTGCAGGCGGCGCCGGGGATGGCGACCACAGAGGGGGCGACCTTGGACACGGGGATGCCGACGGCGCTGCCGGAGTGGGAAGCGCTGGCGCTCACGATGTCGCCGATGCCTTCCTTTACGGCCTTGAGGGTGATGCGCTTGATCACTTCGTCGTAGATGTACTCGACAAAGGCGCGGCCGCCCATGGTCTCGGCCTCGGTGGAGAAGGACACTACCTTCTTGATCGTTTCGGGCTTGAGCTCGACGATGCCCAGGAGCAGGTTCTCCTCAGAGATGGCGCTGGAGCCCTCGGAGTGGACGATAGCTTCGTCACCGGAGCGCTCGAACATCACCTTGTGGTTGCCCCGGAAGTAGGTCTTGCGGACGCGGGAGAGGATCTCGTCGTTCTCCCAGGCGGTGCGGACCATTTCCTCGACGAACGCGGGGACGGCGACCGTGCCGGAGACATTGTTCTCGGTCAGGAGGGAACGGCACTCGTCGTCGTTGCCGGTCTTGATGTACTTCGCAAAGGCGTCGATATACGCCTCGCTGCTGCGGATCTCCATGTCAGTCATGGGTGTTTCGTTCCTTTCTTCTTTGATTTCGGCGATGACTTCGCCGGCTCCGGACGCCACAGCGTCACGGATGTTCTGCCGCTGCTCTTCGGCGGCTTTGCGGGTTTCCAGTTCCTCATTCAGGGAACGGGCCTCGGCTTCGAGGGCGTCGAGGTCAGCTTCGGGAGCATTGATCTCTTCGGCGATAGCCGAGCGGCGCTCCATGATCTCCTCGACGGACATTTCTTTCAGTTCCATTACAGGACCTCCGTAAGTATTTTGATTTTCTTCTTCCTCCGCTCAATATCCCGGAGACGGGCACGTTCACTCTCCAGTGATTCCTTTGCACTGTCCAGTGCATCGGAAAGCCCACGGGTCTGAATGGAGGTCTGAGCGTATGCGGGGAACGTGACCGCCGAGACCTCGAGCACGCGCCGGATGGACCGGATGCGTCTCAGAGGATGCTCGGAGTCTGCGTCGTCCCAGCTATCTGAATCGACAGAGAACATGAACGACATCCCGGTAATGTCGCCCCGTCCTACTGCCGAGTACAGGTTTCTTGCGTCGGTATTGTTCTCCGTGTCCAGATCCACACGGATGAGCATACCTTCATCGTCCACGACCATCTGCATCGTGGAGTGTTCTGTGTTGTTTCTGCTGCGGGCAAGCGGGATCATGTCGGTGTTGTGGTTGACCAGGAACCGGACGTCCCTGAGATCGGTGGTGTCCAGCGCACCCCACTCGATGACCTCGTCCCACGGTCCCAAATCAGTCCTTTGACCGTAGACGATCGGCCTGCCCGAAAGAAAATGCCCGTGCTCCTCGTTCTGTTCGGCACGGACTTCAAATTCGAGATTGCGGATCTCCATGGTTTCCATTTATTTCACTTCCTTAATCTATCGGCTCGTTATGGTTGAAGCTGTCGAGCCGAATCTCCTGTCCGACATCCGTCAGCACAAGTGCGGTATGGACAGGCACAGATGACTTCGCCGCCGCCGCCAAAATCGTGTGGTATTTTGCCATCGCATCGAAGAATGTGTCGTGCGTGGTCGGGGACGGGACGGCAATAGAACCGTCTGCGAATTTCTGAATTTCGATGATTAAGTATTTCATGTTTGTTCTCCTTTAGGATGAATAGAGTACCCAATAGGTATAGTCGTAGTTTGCGGCGAAACCATAAGCTGAGTCTGCTATATATACTGACATTTTTGTTTTGGACTTAATTCTTAATATGGACGGGCCACTAGAGCCACTACCGGTTGCATCTGCGTTTAATAGAATTGCGGTATCATTTGCGGTCGCAGAGGAGTATGATGTTGCCGATGTTGCTGAGGATTTATATCTACGCATGGTCGTAAATGTTCCGTTTGTTCCTTGCGTGTTAAAAGATGGGACTGCCGATATATCGCATTTTGCGGCGAAATAATCGATTACTGCATACCGCTGCACCAAATCATATATGCCCGTCCCGGATTTGTATGTGCCTTCCTTCGGGTATACTACAACTGCCACAGGATACCCGTTCCCCGTATAATTCAGCGTCACATCCATAGCCGCACCCGTAGTCGTTCCCTTGAACGTGCCCGTGACAACGTTAGATGCTCCACCACCACCCGAAACATTGACCACGACTTCGGCAAGGTTTGTCACATCATATGTATTATTCGTTGTGATGGTCTGTGAACCTTCCACCCACGGGAATGTTGCTGTGCCGCCGCCGTTCTTCGGCAACGTTACGCCACTTACGCCGCTATAGGTCGCATTGAGTAAAGTAATATCAGGGTTTGCCATATAAGCACCCCCTTAACTGATGCTCAGAATCTTTGTGGTGGAATCCTGTGATATGGTGGGGAGTGAGAGTGACCCGGCAACGCCCAACAGGGTTACGCCGCTCTTGATGTTCCCGGCAACGACCTTCGCCTGTTCGGTGGAATCAATCTGCACCGTGCCGCCCGATGTATACCCGGCAGGGATATTAACCGTCTGTGCCTTGGTGCTGATAGTCCCGGAAGTCGAACCGTTGTTCGCCATGCTCCCGGTGTCCTGCCCCGAAGCACCGACAAATACCTTGCCCGACAGCACGTTTGCCGCCGCCGCATCCGCTTCGCTTGCGTCATAGAATTTCGCCGTGCCACCACCTTGTACGGGGATGTCCACCTCCGGCACGTTGGCATAAACCACCGAATTGATAACTACTGAAGGATGAGCCATTTTATTTACTCCTTTACGATACTGTGAGGATAGCCCCGTTCCACGTTATCAAACCGTAGTTTGACGGAATGGGGTTTATTGTAATGTTCTGTCGTGCCGTCTTGCCTATAATCGGAATGGTCTGTGCTTCCTGTGTCGGGGTGTACTCGTAATCCCCGTCGAAGTAGTCGACTTCGGGTACGACGACGTAGGCTCCGAACTCCGCTTTAATGTGAAGGTCGGAATTGAACGTAGCTTTGAAACTCACGGGTAAATCACCCCGTCTTTGAGTATCCGTTCAGCAGGGACTCGCATGATGTTTGAAGCGTCTGCCTGCCCGTTCGGAAAGACGTATCGGATTTGTACTTCGACCATACCTTCGCACATGGCAAGGGTATCTTCCTGTGAAAGGGAAACGACGAGGGAACTCGACGATACGGTTATATCGGGGTTCGTTTTCTCGATTATCGTCTGCCCCTTCTGCTTATACGTAATAAACAGCGTTGCCCCGGTGAGGTCAATGTCTACGTCAAACGTGTTAGTAGGAGTTGAACCGCGTCTCATTCTACACCCTCCTCATTCACGTTGTAATACTCGCCCCGGACGGGCAGCTGTGAGCCGTAAGGTTCGGGGAGAGGCGGCATATTCCAGATCTCGCGGATCTCGTTCCTCGTCATGATGCCCCGGTCCGCCATGGACGCGGATACTTCCAGCTTGTCTTTGTTGGTCATGTACTGGAGTCTATTTGCCGTCGCCATGACAAGGTTCCCTTCGGTCTGTTCCCTGAAGGTGAAGAGCATCTTGGTCATTACGTCGGAGAACTGGATGGCGAAGGGCTCGATGGCGCCCTCGTAAAATGCGCTCCAGGAATCGCCGTAGGCTTTGTTTTCCAAAACCTCTTCATTTACCCCGTAATATTCAAAGACGTTGTCCTTGATGAGCTTCATCTGCTCCGCGTCCGCTGTGTAAGGTTTCGCCTGTATCTGCTGGACGTTGGTATACGTATTCGGGAACAGTAAGAGCCCGCCGCCCTCGGAGTCCTTGGCGAAGTTCTCTTCACTGAACCGGACCCGTTCCTTCTTCAGATCCTCAGCCTTGGAGAAGTTGTTTAACGTCGCGATGAACTTGTAGCTGGCGGAGTTTTTGACTCCCTCTTCGATGCCCTGGTTCTGGATGTGGATGAGGTCCATCGTCGGGAACAAAGCGTTATTTGATTCTCCGAAGAAATCATTCCTGTATTGATATTTTGTCATGATCCCGCAGTAAGATAATTCTATCGCTGCGGTGTCCCCTCTCGAAAACTCATATCTCAGGAAGGGAACGTTCTGGAACTGGACGACCTTGCACTTGGCCGGGAGCGGCGTGAACACCCCTGAAGGCTCACCGTACTGGTCATATACCGGAACGATGAACGCCGTGTTATGTACGTCCAAAATAGTGGACAGCCTATAGAGGAACTGTCCCCATGTCTGGAGCTGGTTCGGACCGTGCTTTAATCTATTCTGAAGCGCCGGCTTCGCTGCCCCTTGTGTTTCTACTTTGAGCTTGGATATATGAGTAGCCCGCGCCCCGATCGCCGCCCTGATCAGCTCGGACTCATACAAATCTTTGTCCCATGATGTAAACTTCGGCGTGTGACCGTTCAGCAGGCGGAACTCGGATTCGACTCCCGTCGGTTTCGGTCTGTTGCCGAAGAGCCAATCAAAAAGAGACATCTTTTCACCCCTCGTTCTTTAAGCGGTCGCCTAATTCGGCGTACCATTTTTGTCTGACGGTCAGCGCGTCTATCAAGGCCGCGAAACCATCTATGTGAGCGCCCGGAGATAGTTTGACCAGCTTCCCTCTTCCCCGCTCCACGCTCATTTTGATCGCGGCGTTGAGCATATGGATCTTCAAAAGGTCATTATCCCCTATGCGGATCTTCCCATCCTCCAGGAGTCCCCGGCACTCCATCAATACGCCGTAAAGGTTTTCGCCCTGGTTCACGTCGTCGCATACATATCCCGCCGCTTTGAGGTCAGATACCAGATACTGTGAGGACCATCTGTCGTATCCGACGCATAATGGAAGGATCTCATAGTCTTTCACGAGCGACACTAACCAGTCGTATACGTCGTGATAGTCGATGTAATTGTCCCCGGACGGTGAGAGGAATCCCCTTTGTATATAGATGCCGTATGGGACTCCGTCCCTCTGGCTTGCCTCGTCTATCTTTTCAGCCGGCAGCCAAAAATGTGAAACGACGTACAGTTCACCGCCACGTTCAACAACAACACACGCGGAGGTAAGGTCCGTCGTCTGGCTCAAGTCGAGTCCGCAAACGGCGTAATTATTTGCTATGGACTCAAGTGTTATCTCTTCGCCTGTCGCCCTCTCTACCACTTGCGTGGACAACATGGCGCTGCTCGAATTTTGTTTTAAGCAGGCATATTTCGTTATGAACTCGCGGCGCTTTGAAAGAGACCCTTCCGCTATGGATATCTCCTCGATCAAATAGTCGGCTGGAACCGACACGTTCATATTCGGGTTTGCCTTCCGCAGCTCGTTGATGTCGTTCCACTTCTCGATGTCGTCTATCATGTAGAGGAACGGGAGCAACCTCTTCTCTTTGGAGTCGCCCAAAAGAAAACGAGTTGACCTCTTGATCAACTCGTCGTAGATCGAATCATTGGAGTAGCCGGAAGTGGTGCAGGACAGCATGATCGCTTCCGGCCTCGCGCCCATGCCGGACTTCATGACCTCGTACTGTTTGAGGCCCTTGTCCCCTTCCCATGCCGCTATTTCGTCGCATATACACAAGGAAGGGTTAAACCCGTCCGACTTCTTTGCGGAGAATGCGATCTTCTTTACCGTCCCGTTATTGACCGGCAAGTAAAGGTCTGTCATCCTGTGCCGTGCCAGCTCCGGATCGTCGCCGTATTCCTTGCGCTTCTTGGCTTGCTCCAGCCGTTCTTTCCTCGCCTGCCATTCCGGATCTAACTGGACCATCTGCCAAATATCAGAGTATATGATCTCCGCCTGGTCAAGTTTCGGCGCGAGAGTATAGACCCTTGCCCCGTATCCCCCGTCGACCCACCACTCGTATTTTGCGATAGCCGCAGCGAGGACCGACTTCCCGTTCTTCCTTGCGACTAACAGAAGGACCTCCCGGAACTGTCGTGTCCCGTTTTCATCCACTATCCCGAAGATCGCGGACACTAAAGCCTTTTGCCACAACGCCAGCTTCAACGGTTTTGCTCCCAGAGGTCCTTCCGTATGGAAGCAATGTTCTTCTATCCAGTCGACAGCACTGTTTGCTTTCTTCTGGTCGAAAATATACTGGCCGCTGTTGATGCCGGAAACGATTTGCTCATATAAAAGGCGGACCCACTGCCCCACGCAGATAGATCCGTCTTTAATTCCTTGGTAATATTTGAGAATCCAGTCAGTTCCCGGTATGTCTTGCGAACTCATCGTGCCTCCTCGAAAGTCGCGATATATTTTTTGAAGC